ACAGCGGCATCCGCGAAAAGGAGTGGGGACGCGACGGCGTGCCTGACCGTCTGGAGAAGTACGCGGCGAACCACAAGGTGAGCAGCGTGGCTCTTGTCACCGACTTCGAGCAGGCTGCCAAGGCGATCCAGAATGGCTACCCGGTCGCTGTCTGCTCAATGCAGGGCTTCTCGATGACGCTCCGCGACGGGGGCTACCTGTCGCCAATGGGGTCGTGGGCTCATTGCATGATGTTCGTTGGCGTGCGGTGGAAGCCGTACCCCGCCCTGCTGTGTGCGAATAGCTGGGGCGAGTGCTACTCGGGCGACGTAGACAAGACGCTGCCCGTGCAGTTCCAGCGGTCGGCCGGCTGGGTGCGAGCCGAGACATGCACGCGGATGCTCAAAGGCGAGGACTCGTTTGCGTTGTCTGGCTACTCGGGATTCGCCCCACGGAAGCTCGACGGCAACTGGCTGGAGGGCATCCTGTGAGATGGCTTGTGTGCTTCTCTGTGGCGTTTGTGGGCTGCGTGGCATCGCTGCCCGGTGACACTGGCATCACGGCAGACCTCGCGTGCGAGACGGCCCGCATGGTGATCGTGATGCGGCGAGAGATCGCACCGGCTCCGAAGTCCGACGTGTGCGAGAACTGCGACGGCACCGGGAAGATCGGCGACGGGCGTATCGTCATGACCTGCCCGGTCTGCAAAGGCACCGGGAAGAAGCCCGCCAGCGTGGTAAAGCATCCGCCGGTCGTGCTGCCCTGCCCGGACGGGAAGTGCCCCAAATGACGCTCGCCGACCTCCAATCCCAATGCTGGGCCGCCCTGCCACCGCTCCGCAAAAGGCTCGTCGGCCGCGACACGGTGAACGACCTCGTTCAGCTATCGGTGGCGAACTGGTCTGGCGACTACCTCGCCGCGTGCCAGGACAACCAGCAGCGTGACGTTTATGTGCATGCCCTGCTCACGGCTGTGAAGCGTGAGCATCAGGCTGCGGGCGACAAAGACCCCGGCGAGTACGGGTTTATCTGGGTTCTGCTGCTGCAAGCCGTTGCGGTGGCCGTCGTACAGTGGCTGGTGGCATGGTGGCTTGAGCGACTGTCACACCGGGCGTTGCTTACCGTGATGCAGTACGAGCTAACGAAATGACAGACGCCGCCAAAGACACCATGTTCGAGCTGCTCTCGAAGTACGGCTTTCCGTCACTGGTCGCCGTGTTTCTGGCGTGGTTCATCCGCACTGACCTACTGATACCTTTGCTTGACGAACACCGTACGACAGTAAAGGAACTGCGGGAGACGCAGCGAGAGATTGCCAAGGCGATCACGGAGCAGACGAAGCTCCTGTACGCCCTACAGCCGAAGATGAACGCGACAGGCAGCGACGCCGGGCGCGACCAGAACTAACGACCTTACATCCCTACGGTAGCGCACTTCCCATGCCCATGTCGCCACGTTTGCTTCGCCCCAGGGCCAGCAACGCCAATGTCGCGTCGGACGCCGACGCCCGCGCCTACATCGAAGCGGTGAGGCTTGCGGATGGGCAGTACATGGAGCCTGCCGTCCAGTTGGCGGTGAACTCATTCGTCGCCGGGTGCAAGGCGGACGGTATCTGGTCGGCCATCAAAGCCAGTTGCATCCTCTGCGGCGCTCGCACGCTCTCGGGGGCGTTGACGCCGCTAGTCGGATCGGCACCGACGAATAACAACTTTGTGAGCGGCGACTACAACCGAAAGACAGGTCTTGTCGGCAATGGATCGACGAAGTACCTGAACACCAATCGCAACAATAACGCCGACCCTCAAAACTCGTTTCACATGGCGGTCTATAGGTCAGTGGCAAATGAGGCAGCAAGCGCCGCGTTGATCGGAGCTGGAGGTGGCGGAGACGCTGGCAGAAGTAATGTCAGCGTTGTTCAAAACGAACCGTTGACCGGTGGCTATTTTTTTCGCTCACGAAATAACGCGGCAAACGGCGACGGACTTGGCTTAAGTAGCGCAGGCCAAAACGATGCCGGTTTTGCTGGTCACGCGCGAACCAGTTCAACCAATGTGGACTGGGTTGCCGTTAGCCAATCAGGCTCCTTCTCTCGCGCCAGCGACACCCCGCTCAATCAAACGATTACTGTTTTCGGGCAGATTTCGTCGGCGCAGGTTTTTGGTGGCGCTGCGGCGTCTCGCCTCGCCTTCTACTCCGTTGGCGAGTCGCTCAATCTTTTCGCGCTAAGCTCTCGCGTCTCCACGCTTTACACCGCAATCGGGGCCGCCCTCGCCCCGAACTACGCGGACGCGGACGTGAACGCTTACATCAACGCAGTCGAAACTGCGGACGGGCAGCTACTAGAAACCGGCGTTCGGGACGCCATTAATACGTTCATCACCGGCTGCAAGTCGGACGGTACATGGACAGCGATCAAAGCCTCCTGCATCCTCTGCGGCGCTCGCACGCTCTCCGGTGCGTTGACGCCGCTGGTCGGTGCGGCACCGACGAACAACAACTTCGTGAGCGGCGACTACAACCGGAAGACGGGGCTGGTTGGCGACGGATCGACAAAATATTTGGACAGCAACCGTGCTAATAACGCAGATGGGCAAAACTCCAATCACCATGCGCTTTACATCACCACAGTGCATGCGATCACGGGCGGCTTTGCGGGCGGGTACATGGGCGCAGGACTAAGCAGTGGCGCAAATAACATTGGCAGATCAACAGCAGCGGGCAACCCGTTGTTTACCCGTAGCAGGAATTCAACTGCGGACGTGCATCCAGATTCTTCAAGCGGTACCGCCACAGGCCTGGTGGGCATAAGCAGATCAGACTCAACTAGCTACAGCCGCCGCGTTGGCGGCGCATCCGCAACACTGACGGTGTCTTCGCAGTCGCCATCTTCAGAGAACGTGTGGGTGTTTCGCAGAAACAGTCCAGGGACGCCAGGAACCGAAGTGTTCTCAAACGGGCGAATGTCTTTTTATTCAATCGGCGAATCTCTTGACCTCGCACTATTAGACACGCGAGTGTCAGCCCTCTACACCGCCATTGGAGCCGCCATTCCATGACGCTGGCTGACCTGACGCTGCCCATTGCCTACGACGATGCCAAGCAGTACGCCTTGGTATTCACTCCCGCATTGGCCGAACGCCTCGGGGAACTGCACGCGATCCACGGCTCGCAGAAGTGCGTGCCGATGCCGCGCACGCTGACCGATGGGCGGCTGATGCTCAGCGCGGACGTTCTCACCGAAGTCGGGCCGGGCGGATTGCTGGAAGCCATGTGGGCCGCAGCGGATAAGGCTGTGCTGGCCCAGGCGGTGGAGGTGCTGCCTTGGGCTGACGCTGTGGCGTTGCTTCCGCCGTCGCCGGTCGAATGACCGTACACCCACAGAGTGCAGACGCGCCGATCTGGATAAGCATTGACCCAGTTGACGATGCTCGTAGTCTCGCGGCATGGAACGGAAGCCGCTGACTTTTGGGTCGCTGTTCGCAGGCATCGGAGGCTTTGACCTCGGCCTCGAACGCGCCGGGATGGTTTGCAAATGGCAGGTCGAAATCGACCGTTACGCCAGCAGCGTTTTGGCGAAGCGTTGGCCGAGCACCCCGCGATGGGGCGACGTGCAGACGTTCCCGCCAGACGATGCCGACGAATGGAATGTCGATCTGATATGTGCCGGCCCGCCGTGCCAGCCGATCAGCCAGGCCGGTCATCGCAAAGGAGCCGACGATGAACGATGGATGTGGGGCGAGTGCCTCCGGGTTATTGCGACTCTCAGGCCAAGCCTGTTTGTGGCAGAAAACCCCACCATGCTTCTCCGCAATGATCGAGGCCGCACGTTCAGCGGAATCCTCGCGGCCCTTGCCACCATCGGGTACGAATCGGAATGGCACGTCATTCCCGCTGCCTCCGTTGGTGCGCCGCACCAGAGAGGAAGGGTCTTTGTCATGGCCCACGCCCACGAGCAGCGATGGCGGTGGTGCGACGAAGCGGGAGCACTGCAAGGATTGGGAGCATCGGGGGATCAACCTGCCGGAAGCGGTCCAGAGGGCAGCGGTGGGCGACAAGAGGTGGCCGGGTCCGAAGGGGACGCTGGTCACGTTCGACGACGAAGGAAAGCCGCTCAACGTGTGCCAGGACTGCCTCGAACCCCACGACTGGACTGGCCCCCTGAACCCGACGTGGGTCGAGTGGCTCATGGGTTTCCCACTAGGGTGGACCGACTTAGATGTCTCGGAAACGCAGTCGTGCCACAAGTCGCCGAGTTCATCGGCCGCGAAGTGCTCGATCGCATAGCCTGAACGACGCTACTCACCGTAGGTGCGGCGGCGGAATTAGGTAGGATCGCAGAAACTAGGTAATAAACTAGGTAGTACCGAACACAACCCGCCGTCAGACCGGCCGCACGCCACATGCGGCCAACTGGACGCTTCCCTCATAGCAAGCGGCTGACGGCGGGCAGGGGCGAGACGTACCGCGCCGGGATACAAACCGGAAGGCGACGAGTGGGCCGCCCCAGTGGCATTTTCGCAATTCGCGAATCTGGAAAATGACTCTCCCAGCCGAGCGAACCAGCGCCGTGATCCGCACGCAGGAGTTCCTGCTGCGGCTCGCCTCGCCGTACAACGGCGGCATCAAGGGGGTGACGAAGCCCGTCCGCGAGGAGGCTAGGCGGCTGCTGCGACACTACCCCCACTGGTTCGACCTCGGCCGTGCCGATGCGTTCGACACCGAGGCCGCCAGCCGGATCGGCATCCAAGACGAGCGTTGACCTAGTTGACCCAGCGGCTAGGCTGCGGGCATGAGCGACATCGACCTCCTGGCCGACGCCCGCGAGTGGCTCGCCACCCAGGGCGACCGCGTGCAGACGCATAGCGAGGCATGCCACCGCTGGCACCCTGCCTGTCTCGTCGCGCGGCTCGTCCGCGAGGTAGAGCGGCTGCGGCTCACCGACGCGGAGTATCTCGCCCTGGCCCAGGCGAGAGACGCCTATGCCGCGAACAGCGACGACGAGGAGTGCGTGGAGATCGCGGTTGCGATCCGCTCGCTACTGGAACGGAATAGCACGGATCGTATCGGCAAACCGACGAAAACCGTCGAATCGCAGACATGATTCGGTAAGAAAAACATATCACTTTTGATACGTTTTGCGACTCAACACGCCGCAGAGAGGGACGCGGCTGAATTAGGTAATGTCGCCGGAACTAGGTAATAAATTAGGTAAGACGCTACTGAAATCAGGGAGAGACGCGATGGAAGCCATGACAGATCGGCAGAAAAACATTGTTGAATGGGCGATGGAAAAGGATCGGCTCGCTACTCTCCGCGACGAGTTCGCGGCGGCAGCGTTGGCCGGGCTGACTCACCCAGAAGATTGCCAAGCCGGGCCGCTGCGGATGGAGTTGGTTTGCAAGATGGCATTCGCCTGGGCTGATGCCATGCTGGCGGCTCGCCGCTGAATTGCACTACTGAGCGAAAGTGCGGACACATGATTGACGAGATGGCCGGTTCGATGCTGCCATCACTGTTGCTGAGGGCGCTGGTGGCGCTGTGGCGTGAACAGCCGACAGGGCTGGCGGCAAACTTGCGGCAGGGGCATCACCACGGTCACGCTTCTGAACGAGCGTTGACCCCGTTGACGGGTCGCATAGGCTCGCGGCATGAAGCCGTCGCAGCCGAAACTGAGCGTCGTTCCCTGCCACTTGGACGAGGCGAAAGCGTTCGTTGCCCAGCACCATCGGCACCACAAGCCGCCGGTCGGCCATAAGTTTTCGCTGGCGGTTGCGGATGAGGACGGCAAAGTGCGGGCCGTGTGCATTGTCGGTCGCCCGGTGGCTCGGATGCTGGATGACGGCATGACGCTGGAACTCACGCGGCTGGCGAGCGACGGATGCCCTAATGCCTGCTCCTGCCTCTACGGGGCCGCCTGGAGGGCTGCGAAGGCTCTCGGCTACGGCAGGCTCATCACATACATCTTGGATGACGAACCGGGCGTGACGCTCAAGGCGGCTGGCTGGAAGTGCCTTGGTCAGAGAGGCGGCGGCAGCTGGTCGGTGCCAAGCCGGCCGCGAGTCGATAAGCATCCGCTCCAGAAGAAGTTGTTGTGGGAAGCAGGCTGAATGACGCAACAGCGGCGACCTACCGCCACACGCCCCTGCAAGGGTTCCACGCCTAGCCCCTAACCTAGACGGCACAGGAGACCACGCATGGCCGACGCCACAATCAGCCGCCGTTACCGCGACTTCGACATTGTTCTGCACACGGCCACCTCCCTGGCCACCACGCTCGACGTGCGAGACGTGGCGGGTGCCATCGTGTCTTTCGGCACCATGAACACCAACACCAGCACGCTGCAGATGTTCGTGAGCCCCACCCGTGCCGGGTCGTTCTCTCGCCTCTACAAGGCTGATGGCAGCATTGCAGCCCTCACCCTCGCCCCCTCGAGCACCGAGGCCCGCTCCTTCAGCCTGCCCGATGAGGTGTTCGCTGCCGAGTTCCTCAAGATCGTCAGCGTTACCACCAACAGCACTGGCACCGTTGGCGTGGTGATGTTCAAGAGCTAGGGCAAAGACGCCCCCCCTATGCCGCAACGCATGCCAGCGTACGTGCCCCCCCGCCTGCAGACGAGGCCACGCCGTGACGAGACGGCCCGCCCCAATGCAGCCGCCCGTGGCTACTGTGATAAGGCCCACCGCAGATGGCGGCAGGCTGTGCTTACTCGGGACGCATGGGCATGCCGTCAGTGCGGGAAGATCGACAACGCAAACCACGCCGACCACCTCCTGCCTGTCTCGCATGGTGGAGCAAGGTACGACGTGAACAACGGGCAGACCTTGTGTCGATCTTGCCACGGCAGAAAGACGCGGAGAGAGCAGGCCGAGAAATGCACGCAGACGCAACAGGACGCGATCTGACGGCAGACAAAACTCAGCCGTCGAACCGCACGCGAGGCGAACGGCACGACTGCGGCGACGCTGCGAGCCGTGGCAGGGTGGTCCAAATCACGGCACCTTTGCCAAATAAAAACCCCGGTCGTCTGTACTGTGTGCATTTTGATGAGTTATCGCTAGGGGGTAGGTAATCCCATGGGTAAGCGCGGACCCCGACCGACTCCGACCGCAATTAAGCTCGCCAGAGGCACCCTTAAAAACACAGCTAAGGCCGAGCCTCAACCTCCGGCAACTGGCATATCCATGCCCGGCCATCTCGGCAACGTAGCCCAGGCCCGGTGGGACGTTCTCTTGCCGCTGCTCCAGGCGGTCAAGGTGATGACGCAGGCCGACATCGAAGCGCTCGCCCGGTACTGCGACACGTACGAATGGTGGCTTGCCACTCGTGCAAAACTCAAAAAGGAAGGCGACACATACCCGATCCTGAACGACAAAGGCGAAGTGAAGTACATCGCTCAGCGTCCAGAGGTGAGCATTGCCCACAAGCTCGCGGTGCAGCTGCGGCAGCTTGAGCAGGATTTCGGGCTGAACCCCAGCGCTAGAACCGGCCTGAATGTCGAAAAGCCGAAGCAAGAAGACGAAGACGACGCCCGCATGTTCGCTTGATGCGAAGGCTGCGGAGATCGCGGTGCGGTTCTTTGAGGAGAACCTGACGCACGCGAAGGGCGAGCTCGGCGGCAAAGCGTTCCTGCTCGAGCCGTGGCAGAAGGAATACGTCGGCCGGCTGTTCGGCACGATGAAAAGCGACGTGCGGCAGTATCGCACAAGCCTTCTTGCGATCCCGCGAAAGAACGGCAAGAGCACGCTCTGTGCTGGCATCGCTTTGAAACTCATGTTCGACGGCGAACCTGGGGCCGAGATCTATTCGTGTGCCGCCGACCGCGACCAGGCCCGGCTCGTCTTTGAGATGGCGAAGGTCTGCGTTGAGAACTCGCCGAAGTTGCGGAGCCGCCTGCGGGTCTTTCGTAACTCGATCGTGCGGGAGGACACGCACTCGACGTACAAGGCGCTGTCGGCCGAGGCGTTCACGAAGCACGGCCTGAACGCTCACGGGATCATCTTCGATGAGTTGCACGCCCAGCCCGACCGGGAACTGTGGGACGTGATGACCACCTCGACAGGAGCCCGGCGGCAGCCCTTGTGCGTTGCGATCACCACGGCGGGCTTCGACCGCAAAAGCATCTGCTGGGAAATCTGGCGTTACGCCCTGGCCGTGCGTGACGGGGCGATCAAAGACGAGACCTTCCTGCCTGCGATCTATGCGGCTGATCCAGAGGACGATTGGACGAAGGAGGCGACCTGGCGAAAGGCGAATCCGAACCTAGGCGTCAGCGTGAAGCTCGATGACCTGCGGGTGCGGTGCAAGCGTGCCCAGGACATGCCGAGCGAGGAGAACACCTTTCGGCGGCTGCACCTAAACCAGTGGACCGAGCAGGATACGCGGTGGCTGCGAATGGAGCATTGGGCACAGGGCAACAAGCCCTGCCCGGTGATGCTTGACGGCCGGGAGTGTTTCGCGGGCCTCGACCTCGCCAGCACGTTCGACACGACCTGCTTCTGTCTGCTGTTCCAGATGGACGATGGCACCTTCTGGGTGGAGCCGCACTTCTGGATTCCAGAGGAGAACATGCGGGAGCGGGTGAAGCGGGACCGCGTTCCGTACGACCAGTGGGCAAAGGAAGGGAAGCTGCACCTGACGCACGGCAACGTCACGGACTTCGACCAGGTGCGGGCTGACATTATGGCCCTGACGAAGAAATACAACGTGCGGCAGGTGGCGATTGACCGCTGGAACGCGACCCAGTTGGCCACGCAACTGCAAGGCGATGGCGTGAATGTCTTAGGTTTTGGGCAGGGCTACGGCTCGATGAGTTCGCCTGCCAAGCGGCTGGAAGCGTTAGTGGTTGGCGGCAAGCTGCTCCACGGCGGGCATCCCGTCCTGGCGTGGCAGGCGTCGAACGTGGCGATTCAGCAGGACCACGCCGGAAACATCAAGCCCAGCAAGGCGAAGAGCAACGAACGGATCGACGGCATCGTTGCGTTGACCATGGCCCTTGGCATCCACGCGACAGCGACGGCCCCGGCACCCGAACAGAACTGGGACATCATCTCGTTATGAGCGAAAACGCCGCCGCCGATTACAAGATGTTCGACCTGCGTGGCATCGACTGGCCCGAGGTTTCGCCGTCTCGCACGCCTTCGGGCATCCGCGTCAACGCCGACAACTCGATGGCGTGCTCTGCCTACACGGCCTGCATTCGGGTCATATCGGATGCGGTATCAGCCCTGCCGCTGCATGTGTTCGAGCGGATGGCGAACGGCGGCAAGCAGAAGGCCACTAGCCACCCCGTGTATCGGCTCCTGCACCAACAGCCCAACCCGTGGCAGACGGCTCAAGAGTTTCGGGATTGGATGACCGGCATGTACCTGCACTACGGTGCGAGCTACGCCGAGATCCGCCCAGGTGCTCGAGGTGCCGTCTCAGAGTTGTGGCCCCTGCACAGCAGCCGCATGGAAGTCGAGCGGCTGGAAGACGGCACGCTGCGGTATCGCTACAGGGAGCCAAGCGGCCGGCAGACGATCTACAGCCAGGAGCAGATCTTCGCCCTGCGGTTCACGACCGAAGACGGCATCAAGGCGATCCCGACCTACAAGATTTTCCAGAACGCCATCGGCCTGGCCCAGGCGTTGGAGGCCCACGGGTCCACCTATTTCGGCAACGGTGCCCGGCCCGGCATTGTGCTGGAGTCGGAGAACCCCATTCCGGCCGAGGCCGCCGAGCGACTCCGCGAGCAGTGGGAGCGGATGCACCGTGGTGCAGATCGGGCGTTCCGAACGGCGGTCCTGCCGAACGGGGTGAAGGCCCACGAGCTCAGCGGCAGCAACGAGGCGGCGCAGTTCCTGGAGACTCGGCAGTACCAGGTCATCGAGATCTGCCGGGCCTTCCGCGTGCCACCGCACATGATCCAAGACCTGACCCGGTCGACCTACTCGAACATCGAGGTGCAGGGCACGGAGTTCGTGCAGCACTGCCTGCTGCCGCACCTAAAGCGGTGGGAGGCCGCCATCAGCCGCGACCTCATCGTGGATGATGAGACCTTCTTCGCTGAACACTCGGTGAGCGGCCTGCTGCGTGGCGACCACGCGAGCCGGTCGGCCTACTACGTCTCGGCCCTGCAGAACGGGTGGATGACCATTAACGAGATCCGTGAGCTTGAGAACCTCAACCCGATCGGGCCGGAAGGTGACAAGCACTTTGTGCAGCTGAACATGACCACGCTGGACAAGGTGGGCCAGGATCCGCCTGCCCCGGAGCCGATGCCCGAGCCGCCAGCCGAGGAAGAGGACACGCCTGAAGACGACGCCGAGGACCAGGCCGAGGACGCGGCCGAACAGGAGGAGCAGACCGATGGAAATTGAACGCCGCTGCCTGACCGTAGACGAGGCACCCGAGTGCGAGCTGCAGCTCGAGACGCGATCTAGCGGACGCGAGGCGATCCGTGGGCTGGCGGTGCCCTATAACCGGCTCTCGCTCGACCTCGGTGGCTTTCGGGAGCGAATCCTGCCGGGCGCTTTCGACAAGGTGCTGAACCGCCAGCGTGGCAAAGGCGAGATCCTCAGCTACTACAACCACAACAGCGACATGTTGCTGGGCCGCGAGTCGGCCGGCACGCTTGAGATCATCGCCGATGGTCGCGGGATTTCATATGTCGTGGAACCGCCGGATACGTCGGCTGGCCGTGACGTTCTCGCCCTTGTGCGTTCTCGGAACCTGCGTGGCAGTTCGTTCGCCTTCACCGTGGGCCAGAAGGGCGAGCGGTTCACGACGGACGAAGGCGGCAAAGCGATCCGCGAGATCGTCGAGGCTTCCGGCCTTTACGAGGTCGGCCCCGTGAACGTGCCCGCCTACGGCAGTGCCACGTCTGCGGTGGTGGCCCAGCGTTCGTATGAGGCGTGGCTGGCTGCCCAGGCTGCGGCCGTCGAAGCCGACGCCGATGCCGAGCCCGAAGTGAAGAGGGCCGTGCGTTCGCTGGTCCGTGACGCCGCTGCGGCGTGGGCACTGAGGCTTCGCCGTGTCTGAAGCACGCTGCACCTGCGGCGAAAAGCTCCGGTGCCGCTCAAGCCGTCCGTGTGGTGACGAGCGGCAGCGGTATCTGCGTTGCCCGAGGTGCGGAGCGCGGGCGGTGGCGTTTGTGAAAACAACACTTTCCGAAGTGCGGTTCTGCAAGAGAGCCACGCGATAGTGGCAAGGTGGACTCCATCGGCAATACCGCCGCAGGAGTCTCACCGAACATGGACAATCTGAAGAAGCTTCAGGACGAGGCCGTTACCCTCGCCAACCGGATCGACGCCGTGCGGGCGATCGAGGGCGACGAAGACAAGGTCGCCGAGCGTGACCTGGAGCTCGAGACGCTGAACAAGCGGGCCGGCGATCTGGCCAAGAAGATCGACTTCGAGAAGTCGGTGGTCGAGTCGGCCAAGAACCTGCGGTCGGTGGTTGAGCGTTGCTCGCCGGCTCCCGAGGTGAAGGAAGAGCGGAGCGAAAAGGTCCGCGTCGAGGCGGTTCCGTTCTCGGGCCGGCTCCGTGCGTTCGAGAACGCAAAGGACGCCTACCAGGTCGGCATGTGGTTCAAGGCCAAGGGCGGTGACGCCGAGGCCAAGCGGTGGTGCCAGGACCACGGCGTCGAGGCTCGTGCCCAGGGTTCGACCGGTTCCACGACCGGTGCGGCCTTCGTGCCCGACGTTCTGTCCTCGACCGTGATCCGGCTCGTGGACCAGTATTCGGCCTTCGCTCAGAACGCCACCAACGTGGTGATGCCGAGCGACGTGCTGCTGTTCCCGCGTCGGACTGCCGGTGCGACCGCGTACTGGATCGACGAGAACTCGGCCATCACTGCCAGCGACCCGACCTCCAATCAGGTCACGCTGACGGCGAAGAAGGTGACCGGGGCGGTGGTCATCGCGTCGGAGCTCCTGCAGGACTCCATCGTGTCGATCGCCGACTGGATCGCTGCCGAGCTCGCCCTGACGCTCAGCAACGCCGTTGAGGCGGCTGCGTGGAGCGGCAACCCGAGCAACGCCCCTGCCGTGGCCGGTCTTGTCACGACCCACACGGGCGGCCTGCTGGCTGCGTCTGCTGCCACCTACGCCGCCTCGCTGGTGACGGCTGCCGGTGACACGCCCGACGAGGTGACGAAGGCCAACCTCCTGGCGATGATGGCCAGGGTTCCGCAGCACTCGCGCCAGGGTGCCAAGTGGTTCTGCTCGCCGTTCTTCTTCGCCACCTGCATGCAGAACCTCGACCTCGCCCAGGGCGGGTCGGTCGGTCTGTCGCAGGGCATGGGTCCGACGTTCCTCGGCTCGGAGGTGGTCCTGACTGACCGGCTCCCGAGCGGTGCGGACTCGACGGGTGCCATCATGGCCCTCTACGGGAACATGGCGAACTCGAGCTACTACGGCATCCGCCAGGCCCTCGAGATCGCGTCGAGCGATCAGGTCAACTTCCTGTCGGATCAGACGGTGATCCGTGCGGTGGCTCGCGTGGCGATCACGCACGCGAACCTGGGAAGCGACACCGTCGCCGGCCCGATGATCGGCCTCGTGGGTGCGTGAGCCTGACGGCTTGACGTGACGTGCAAACTGGGCGGGCCGCTCCAACACGGGGCGGCCCGCTCTCTTTTGGAGTCACGCATGATCGTCAAGGTAGGTGGCACTGAGGTTGATATTGCTGTCGAGTGCGTGATGAGCGGCCCGCGATTCGGCCCCATCGGCAATCTCTTCGGGTGGGCTCAGGCACTGTTGCCTCTTGGCATACGCCCCACGCTTCACCAAGGAGCGTTTTGGTCGCAGGGCCTCACCCGTGTCATGGAGCAGTTCATTGACACTGCCCAGTATTTGCTGGTGGTTGATTTCGACACGTACTTCTCACGCGAAGACTGCGAGCAACTCATCGCCATAGCCATGACGTTCCAGTGCGATGCGATAGCGCCGCTGCAGGTGAAAAGAGAAGACGGCAGACCCATGTTGACGCTCAAAGACACGCTGGACAATCCGCCGCCTGACGGCACTACGAGCCTGCCTGCGTCGTGGTTTGCCGAGCCTGTGCAGGAGGTGGACACGGCGCACTTTGGCTGCACGGTAATCAGCACGGCCGCCCTAAAGAGGGCCAAGAAGCCTTGGTTCCTTGAGACGCCAGACCCGAGTGGAGGCTGGGGGGACGGCAGGCGCGACTCTGACATTGCGTTCTGGGCCAATTGGCGAGAGAGCGGCAACCGCGTGTTCGTGACTCCTCGTGTGTGTATTGGTCATGGTGAGTGGGTCATTACGTGGCCTGGGCAGGGGCTTGGCAAGCCAGTTTTCCAATGGACCTCGGATTACCAGAAGACAGGAAAGAAGCCCGAAACTGCATGGAGTGTGCCCCAATGAGGAAGATTACATTCACCCGCGCGTGGCGTGCCTATCGCAAGGGGCAGTCTGTCGAGATGACGGGCGGGCTGGCGACGCAGCTGGTGGCCCAGGGCGTGGCCATAGAAGACCGGCAGCAGGATCTGATCGAGACCGCAGCGATTGAGACGGCTGCCGAGACGGCCGACGCCACGCCAAAGAAACGAGGACGCCGTGCAGTACCGAAGCCTGACTCGCCAGACACCGCCAGCCGTTGAACCCGTCACGCTGAGCGAGGCCAAGGCCCATCTGCGGGTCGATACCACGACCGACGACGCCTACATCGGTTCCCTCATCACGGCGGCCCGTGAGTGGTGCGAGCAGTACCTGGACCGCACGCTGGTTCACACTCAGTGGGTGATGCGGTTCGACAAGTTCCCGCCAGACGGCACGCACGACATCGAACTGCCACGCCCGCCGATGGCCTCGGCTGGCACAGTGACGGCGGTGGCCCTGACGTTCACGTTTGAGAACGGCACCACCTCGACCTACTCGACCGCCAGCTACCGAGTGGACCGGGACAGCACGCCAGGGGCTGTAAAGGCTCTCTACGGGCAGACGTGGCCGCCGCACCTGCAGGACGATAACGCGATCAGTGCGACCTGGTGGGCCGGCTACGGGTCCAGCGGCACGAGTGTGCCGGCTGCGATCCGGCACGCGATGCTGATGCTGGTGGCTCACTGGTACGAAAGCCGCCAGGCGGCAGTCGCTAGCGGCGCTGTGCCGCAGGACGTGCCTTTCGGCGTTCGCTCTCTGCTTGATTCGTCCAAGTGGGGTGCCTACCGATGATCGATCCCGGCAAGCTCCGCGAGCGTGTAACGGTCCAGATCGCCAGCGGCACGACCAATACGCTTGGCGAGACGGTGCTGTCGTGGAGCAACTCTTCTGCCGTCTGGGCCAGCGTCGAAGGCGTATCGGCCCGCGAGGCCCTAGAGGCTGGGCAGGAGGACACGACGATCACGCACCGCGTGCGGCTGCGATATCTGCCGGGCCTGACGCAGCGTGACCGCTTCGCGTGGCGCAGCAGGACGCTGAACATCGTCAGCCTGCTCGAGTACGGCAACCGCAGCGAACACGTCGCCATTTGCGAAGAGGTGACGTGATGTCATCGGGCATTGACGTGCGAGTGGAGTTTCCTGAACTGCGGGAGCTTCAAAAGGCGTTCAGAAACTTTCGCCCAAGCCTGGCACGGAAGCACATGGGCGCGGCAATCCGGCGAAGCCTGAAGCCAGGGCTGACTGCTCTGCGGTCCAACGTCAGCCGTGGCCCCACAGGCAATCTTGCCAGGGCCATCTCCAGCAAGGTGAAAACATACAAAAGCGGCAACGCCGTCGGATTGGTTGGTTTTGTTGCGGCAGGCAGCGGCAAGTCTAAGTCTGCAGGCGGCGGCTCGGTGAAGAAGGGAAAGGACCGTGCGTACCACGCTGGGTTTTTAGAGTTCGGCACGAAAGAGCGAATCATTAAGACATCGTCTCGCCGTGGCGGGGCTTCAATAGCGTCTAGCTTCAAGTCTCTTGGGCCATTCAAGATCGCCAGAACCGCCAAGCGTGGCAAGTTTGCCGGCGTGGTTCGCGTAAACACGTCGCCAAAGTACCCGAAAGCGTTTTTCCAGAAAGCGCCACGCGGCCAGGTTCTTAGCCTTCGCGCTATGCCCGTTGGCGGCAAGAAGGGTCAGCCTCCGGTGAAGACGGCCTACAGGGAGTCGTTGGGCCAGATGCGTACGCTGCTGTCCGTTGAAATGACAAAGTCGCTCATCAACGCCCAGAAAGACCTTGCGGCCAGCTTTCCTGTCAAACGCAACCTCCCGGACCTTGGGCCGACGCCCTTCTAGACCATGCCCCTCAAATCACCCGAAGCCGTTCTTCGCACCGCTCTGGTTGGCACCACTGCGGTCACGTCGCTGGTTGGAACGAGGATCTACCCCGTGCTGGCTCCTGCGTCTGCGGCCCTGCCGTTTGTCACTTGGCGGCGGTCTGGCATCCAGCGAGAGCAGACGCTGGCAGGCCCGATGGGGCTGCCGCGAGTCACCGTCGAGTACAGCATCTACGGCACGACCTACGAAGAGGCCCGCCAGGTGGCCGACGCCATGCGGGTCGTTCTGGATGGGTACGGCGGAACGGCGGACAATACGACGGTACGGCAAACGTCGCTCGAGGATGAATCCGACGACTTTGTACAGCTGGCAGGAGCGGATCTCCCGCCGGTCTATCAGGTGACGCAGCGTTACGACTGCTGGTGGAGCGAGGAATAAAGCATGCCATACACGCCCCATGATGGTTCCGGCACCACGTTTACCTTTGCGGGAGCTGGTTACACCGTTACGAGCATCACCTACAGCATCACCGACAACGCCGCCACCGATCAGATCGACGTTTCGCATCTCGGCCAGACTGTTGGGGCCACCGTGCTGACGATGAGCCGCCCGCTCAAGGGCTCCGCTGGCGACACTGGCAAGGAAGTGTCGATCGAGTACATCGCTTCGTCCGGCGCACCGATCGCGCAGGGCGCCACAGGGACGCTTGCAATCACTGGCGGCATCGCTCTTTCGGTCAGTGCAACGTGCAAATCTTCTAGCGTCACTCTGACTGTCAATGACGCCGTGCGAGGCTCTGCCTCCTTCCAGGTGCCGTAATCGCTAAGGGAGGATCCCCGTGGCGACCTACAGCACTGGCATAACAGCCACATGGGGTGGCGTTGCGTTTGTCGAGATTACGGACCTTTCATGGTCGTACGGCGGCGCTAACAAGGGGCGTGCTGTGCCGTGGACCGACGAGGCCGGCAGTGTGACGGTCACGTGCCTCGGCTCGGCGAACACGAGCACTGCCGAGTTTGGGCTTCGCAAGCAGCTGGTGTTGGCGGGTGGAGGCCAAGCCTTGACCAACTATGCAATATGGGAGTCAGTGAGCGTCGCGCCAGAGTTGAACGGCGTAACCAGATTCACCGTGACGTTCAAACTGCTGGATAACTGACACATGGGACTCAAAGAACAAATCAAGGCCGCGAGCGTGCGCAAGCCGCTGAAGCTGCACGTCAAGGAATGGAACCTTGATGTGTACGTTCGGGTGATGAGCGTCGGCGAGCGTGACGATTGGGAACTGTCTTGGATCGACATTCGCCAGAAAGGCGTGGCCAAGTTCCACAACTTCCGAGCCTTCTACCTGGTGCGGACGCTGTGCGACGAGCAAGGCGTGCGGATCTGGAAAGACGACGAGCTCGGAGAGGTAGCGGAGTTAGACGGCGCTGTCATGGGCGAACTGTTCGATGTGGCCCAGCGGCATAACAAACTTACGGAGGCGGACGTAGTCGAACTAGCCGGCGAGCTTTAACGCGAGACCATCTCGCCGCTTTTTGTTCATGCTTGCGAGTCACTTAAAGATGACCGTTGGCGAACTTGAGCAGCGAATGGATAGCAGGGAGTTAAGCGAGTGGCTGGCTTTTGCAAGGTATTTCCAGCCGCTCGACAACTCCTGGGCGCAGACCGGCGTGCTTGCCAGCGCAACGCTTGCTCCGTACTCGAGGAAAGGCCAGTGCCCGAAGCCGATGGATTTCGTCCCGATGGAAAAGCCGCCGCAGCATAAAACGCAGATGCTTGATGTTCTGGCGCAGATGAAGAAAGACCTGGACGGTAAGTGACATGAGTACGGCACTCGGCCTAGCGATGCAGATCAGCGCCAATACGGCGCAGCTGGCGACTGCTATTGCCGACGTTAACCAGCGTCTGGACTCGCTTGGCGAGGCTGGCAAGAAGGCGTCCAGCGATCTCGGGACACTCAAAAACATCGAGATCGGCAAGCTGGCCCTGGGCGGCATTAAGGCGGCAACGGACGCATTTATCAGCCTGGGCACTGCCGTCACCGGCGCTGTCGCGGGCGTCACGAGTTTTGCGTTGTCCGTGGGCGAAGAGCTCGACGCCCTGAACGACGTGGCCAATCGAACCGGCGTAGGCGTTGAGGCATTGCAGGCATACGCCAGAGCCGCTGCCGACACGGGCGTAAGCGTGGAGTCGTTCGCCAAGCAGATACAGAAGCTCACCGTTAACATCGGTGCGGCATCGCTTGATGACAAAGCCCAAAAGAAATTTGAAGCCCTCGGGATCGTATTTGAAGACCTTAAAGCGTCCACTCCAGAGAAGCAGTTCGAGATGGTGGTTGACGCCATCTCTCGAATCGCAGACCCGGCAGAGCGTGCCGCCACTGCCGTCAAGTTCTTCGGCAAGGGCGGCATTGAACTCGGCGAGCTCTTTACGCTTGGGCCTGGTGCCCTGACGCAAATGCGTGAAGAGGCCGTGTCGCTCGGCCAGGTCGTTAGCTCAGATGCAGTGAAGGCTATCGACAACATGAACGATTCGTTTGCTGCTGTCTGGGCAACAGTGAAAGGGCTGACTGGTTCAATCCTTGGCGAACTTGCAGGACCAATCAGCCAGATTGCCCAGGAGCTCCTTGGCGTAATCAAGCAGGCTGGACCGCAGCAGATTGCCCAGCAGGTGGCCCAAGGGCTGCTCGACTTTATTCAACTGGCCGGAAATGCCTTCCTTGAGCTGGCCAAGTTCATCGAGGCGTTCGTAAAAAAGTTTGCCCCAATCCTTGGTCTTGATATTCGCAGCGAAGCCGAAAAGGAGTTGTCAAAGCTCCAGACAGAACAGATGCGTGCAGCGCAGGGCGAAGGAGCGGCCGTCGATGGTTTCGGAAGGCCGATCGCCAACGCAGCTGCCGTCGAGGAAGAGAACCGCAAGCGAGTAGAGCGGATTGCCCAGCTAGAAGCACAAATTGCGTCCGAGGCGTCGAACAGCGTCCTAAATCAGTTCCAAGCCAATTTCAACGCAGCCATCGACACTGCGGCAAAGTCGCTTGAACAGCGGATGGAGAATGATGCCGCCGCTAACGAGCCAAACCCCGCAGAAGAAAAGCAGGTGAAGCTGCTCGAGCAGATCAACCGTAACGGCCAAATCGGAACCGTGGAGATTCTGAACTAATGGCCGTCGTCAGCTTCCGCGAAATCCTGCCTCGCACGTTCCAGCATAAGTTTGGCGAATCGCCAACGGCGACGCGGGTTTTTAACGTCACGCTGGACCAGGCGACGCCGACGCAAGAAATCCTAAACGCGGTCGGGATATTCCATGGTGCATTTCACCCGGAATACACCTATCTGCTCTGCACTGACGGCAGCGTGACAGAGGCTGACGCATTTCACGCGGAAGTCACGTACTCGTATGAGGTGCCGCAAGTTGGCACAGACGAGTTTGACCCGAACCCGCTGTCTCGGCCTGATGTCTGGTCGTTCTCGACAGGCGGTGCGGAAGTGCCGTGTATGTACTACTACGCCGGCAACTCAATCGCCCCGCTCATTAACTCGGCTGGCGACTTCATTGAGGGCGTTACGTGCCCAGAGTCTGAAATCCGCGTCACCATTTCAGGCAATCGGCCAAGGTTTGATTACGCCTTGGCTGCAAGCGTCTCGAACTGCATCAACGGCCAGGCATATCTTGGCGGTGCCCCGTATACGTGGCTCTGTGCCGGTATCAGCGGACAGCAGCAGCTCGAGGTAGTGAACGACGTGCAGGTGAAGTATTGGTCTTTCTCTACTGAACTGATCTACCGGGCCGGGACGCACCTGCTGTTTCTGCCTGACGTTGGCTTTCATTACCTATCGGCCAATAAAGACGACGACTCGCCGCCGGGCGGCGAAGGCACTTCATCTGGAGACGAGCCGCCGTATATCCCTGGCGGCGTTGGAACCCAAGGTGGCGTGCAACTGATCCACGGCACGAACGTGCGACAGGCCGGTGGAGTCCGCAAGCGTGCGTGGTGTTACGCACCGGAAGAAGGCGAAAAGAAAGAGTCGCCCAGCGCGGTGGCGCTTAATACTGACGGCACGATGAAGCCCGCAGGCGCGCCGCCAAACATCTTGGTGCGTCGAGTCCACCGCACGATCAACTTTGCCCAGTTCTTTGGAGTCCCAACCTTTTAACGGTGCCGCATGCCTGATCTCAACTACACGATCAACGGACAAGTTTCCAAAGGCTCTTTCTCGCAGTCGTTCGCCGCGTCTGGAGTGACGGCCGACATTGCTACGGCTGGCGTTTTGGCCGTGACGCTTAACCTCGGCACGTCTGTCACGCAGATCTCGACCGCAAGCCTTGGTGCCGTTGGCCTGGCGTTTGCTCGGTCGCTGGCGACTGCCACGACGCACACAGTCTCATTCGGGCGGTTCTCTGGCGGGAATATCTACGAGACGGCTCGCCTGAAGGCAGGCGAAGCAGCGATCCTGCGTCTTGCACCAGGCGACTACGCCGCGCGTGCGGCCGTTGAGGGCACCCGCCTTGTGTTGACTATCTACGAGGATTGACGTGGGCGCTCGCAAGCCAGATGGCAGCGCGGCAAAGACCGAGCGTGTCACGTTCACGCGGCCGGCGGCTGAGCGTATTGCCAAAGTCGTGCGTCGCATTGAATCTGGCGACCGCGACTCCACTGGCCCGAAGTATCTCGCTCGAGATGGCGGCGGCTCGTCGGGCAAGACCTTCCGCATCTGCACCTACACCGGCGTGTGGTCAATCAACGCCTCAAAGACCGTTACCTTCAAGAATCAGACGGCCACGCCAAATACCGTGTCGGCCGTAAACCTCTTCTTGACGCTGCCCGACAACGGCCAGCGTAACTGTGCCATTGCGAAAGACGGCACCGCGTGGCATCTCATCCAGTGGCAGTGGGATGCGTCCACGGCTCTAAGCAGTGCAACGCTTGGCACTGCGTCGCTTGAGTTCGGCCGCATCAACGTGCCGTCGTTGGGCACGGCGTCAACTGTGTCGATCTCGGTCACGACCTGCTCAACGGCAACGGCATCGTAATGGCGCTCATCAACCAAGGCGGGAAGTTGCTGCTGCAAAATGGCGCGCTCGCCAGCGGGGCGGAGTGCTGCTGTGGTGGGGCCTGCGAGTGTGCTACTTCGCAAATTACAGGAAAGACGTTCGGCGCAACGGTAACAGTAACGATACCGGAGAGCGACGTTGATTGCCCAGGAGGAACTCACACTGCAACGTTTGAACTTCAATGGCAAGGTCAATTCCAGAGGTATTTTTTGTGCCAACAAATAGTGCTTGGTAGCACCAGCTTTTTCGACCCTGAAACGGAACAGGAAGTTTCTGTCGACACAAACGGCAGCGTTGCTGTTTTTTTGGCCTGCCAGGAAGACGGCAGCTTTCTCAGTGGCGCATACTTTTACGCATCGAACGATTGCTTCGACTCTGTTGGGTATACGTGCACGATTGGGAACGGAAATTTTGTTAGCGTTGGTCCAGAACAAGGCGAGTTCTTGACGCACGCTACATCTACGCAAAACGGGCAGTGTGTGCCCCAAGGCGGCTCAGCCAGTTACACAAGTGCAGCCACTGGCGTAACTGTTGAGTGGACTATTACGGTGGCTTAGATGTCTTTTGCTGTTAGCATAGACGGTGCGATTGTAGGCGACGCCGCAGCGCCCAAAATCGCAAAATTCCCACAGTCACAGCAGCAGCCCGGCCCCGGCACCGAACTCAAAGCCCTCCTGAAAGACCGGCTCGGCATCGAGTCCTCGCCGACGTGTTCGTGCAACAAGATGGCCGCGAAGATGAACGCCGCTGGCCCCGACTGGTGCGAATCCGAGGCGGGGCTTGCGGAGATCCTCGGCGTCATGCGGGCCGAGCACGGCAAGCGGTTGGCTGACGGCCGCACGCGGCTCCCGTGGAGCGACTTCGGGGCGAAGCAGCTTGTGCGGCTCGCCTGCCGGCGGGCCAGGGTGAAGGCTGCGAGTTGACACCCCGCGTACGGTGACGGGCGAAAGGGAAGGCCCGTGCCGGAAGACCACAACGTCACCATCGACGGCAAACGCTGGCTGCTGCGATTCACCAAGTTGAAGGGTGACGCGGCCGGGTGGACGTTCTTCGACGGAGCCGCCCGTCCTCGCATCTTGATCGACGAGCGATCCCGTGGGTGGTCTCGCGTCGAGACGATCCTGCACGAACTGGCTCACGCGACGCTGGGGCCGAACATCAGTGAAGAGGCGGTGACCGAACTGGCCCGAGTGCAGCGGCGGGTATTGGCGATGCTCTACACGATGACGCCGAAGGAGTGATCATGCCGAAGGCATCTGGCTTGCTTGACGAAGTCGAGTCGTGCATCGCGGGCAAGGGCTCTTGGTTGGATCGCCTGCCGCCCGAGGCTCTCGCTGAACTGGAAGAAGTTCGCACGCGATTCAAGGCAGGGCAGTACACGGCGAAGCCCTACCAGATCGCAGCGGCAATCATCGCCAGCGGCAAGCGTCGCGGATGGCACTTACTTGAAGACAAGGCGATGGTGAAATGGCTAAAAAGCTAGCAGCCGAAGTCGCTATCGCCACGGCAGGCGATAAGGGCATCACCATTGAGGAAGTCTCCAAGAAGGAGACCGCTGACGGTGTAGAGGCCCGGTCGGTCTCGGCACGCATCCGCACGGTCGAGGATCTGCTGCGGCACATCGAGGCCGATATGGCCCGCTTCGAGATCGCCACCAGCGAGGCGACCAAGTGGGAAGGTCTGACAGCCGACAAGGAAAGCGGCGAGCCGGTAGTGACCGAACTGCACCGCGTCCATGTGAGGCTCAAGCCACGCGGCGGGCCGACGACGCGGCAGTGCGTCGAGGCGATGATCGACGCCGCGAAGAAAGACATCAAGCGAGATATACCCAAACGGGTATACCCCAAGCCGAAGCGCGACGGGCTCTGGCAAGTGCTGGTGGTCGCGGATTGTCATTTCGGAAAATACGCCTGGAACAGAACGACCGGCGGCGATGACTACGACCTGGGGCTGGCTGAGCACCTTGTCGGCAACGCCGGAAGCCAGCTTCTAGAGGTGGGTGACTCCCACTCGCCAACCCGCCGCACGATTGCGTTCCTCGGAGACCTGTTCCATTACGACCGACCGGACGGCAGTACCACAAGTGGTACACCGCTCGAACGTGACGGGCGGCTTCAGAAGATGATTCAGGTGGGGTGCGACACGTTATTGGCGATTGTCGAGCGGTCAGCCGCTGCGGTGCCGACCGACGTGGTGATCGTCAACGGCAACCACGACGAGGTGCTGACGTGGACATTTCAGAGAATCATGCTGGAGCGGTTCCGTGGATCGAAGTCGGTGCGAGTCAAAGAAGAGTTCACCGGGCGGCAGTACGTGACGCACGGGCGGAATCTGCTGGGCTTCGCCCACGGGCATCGAGCCAAACGCAAGCTGCCGCAGATCATGGCCCTGGAAGCCTCGCAGCAGTGGAGCGAGTGCCCGTACCGCGAATGGCATACCGGGCACTTCCACTCGCAGGCTGCGGAGTGGCAGCGACCTATCGAGACGCTCGACGGCGTGATCGTGCGGACGGCCCCGGCACTCTGCCCGCCCGACGATTGGCACAGCGTCAACGGGTTCATCGGCTCTAGACAAGCCTGCGAAACTTTCCTCTACAGCCCCGATGGTGGGCTGTCATCAATGCACGTCAGCGAAGGGAAGAAAAGGAAATGACCACAGCGACCCTCGAATCATCCATCGACTCGCTCCGCGACGCCGTCGCTGCACGCATGGCGGCGACTGATCCGAACGATCCGAAGATGCAGGGATACCGCCTCGACCAGGGCGACCCCGAGCCTGTGGCGTCGTGCTGCGAGGGCACGCGGACGCGTGGCGATTCGCTCTTGAAGTCCGAGGTGCATCCCACATCGCAGGCGTACTTCGACCTCCTCGACCGGATGAAGTCGCTGCACTCCAGCAAAAGCCGCGACTACGGCAGCGAGCACGACCCGCTGGCGAACATTCGCAACGGTGCCCTGTTCGTCGGCATTGAGCCGTGGAAGGGTGCGATGGTGCGGCTCTCGGACAAGGTCACACGGCTCGCCACGTTCAACAGGACGGGGACGCTCACGCACGAGGGGGTCGAGGACAACCTCATGGACTTGGCGTCCTATGCGCTGCTGGCCCTGCTGCTGCACCGGGAGGAGCAGGGACGGTGAGCCACCCCGACACGCCACGCGAGCCGCTGAGTGACGCCTATCTCGCTCAGTGCGAGATGGACGCGAGGCAGTTCAGCGGTGCCTACACCGGGACGGCTGGC